ACGAGTGCAGGAAGTTTTGGTAAATTTTGAACCTCGTATTAGATTAGTTCAGATTGTTGCTAATCCAAATATTGATAGTAATGCTTATGATTTAAGAATTTATTTTTATGTTGTAGGTTCAAATGAGTTAATAGAAGTACAATCATTTTTAGAAAGACTAAGATAATATGGCAAGTAATAAATTAGAAGTAGCTGATTTTGATTTTGATGTTGTTAAAGCCAATTTAAAAACATTTTTACAAAGCCAAACAGAATTTCAAGATTATAATTTTGAAGGTTCAGGTTTTGCCATTCTTTTAGATATACTAGCTTACAATACACATTATCTAGGTTTCAATGCTAATATGTTAGCAAATGAAATGTACTTAGACAGTGCTGATATAAGAAAAAATATTGTGTCGTTGGCAAAAATGTTAGGTTATACACCAACTTCTGTAAGAGCTCCTAAAGCAAATATAAAATTATCTGTAAACGATGCTACAGGTCCACAAGTAACTTTACCAAAAGGTACCGTATTTACTACCAGTGTAGATGGAAATTCTTATCAATATTTAACAAATGAAAATTATGTAATTACGCCTACTGATGGACTGTATATATTTCCTAGTGTAACAATTTACGAAGGAACACTTATAACTTATAGATATACGGTAAACACAAATGATCCAGACCAAAAATTTATAATTCAAAATGCTAACGTAGATACAACTACATTAAAAGTTTCAGTACAAAATAGTTCTATAGACACAACTACAACTGTATACTCTTTAGCCGGTGGTTATAATGGTATTACTGATATATCAAAAGTTTATTTTTTACAAGAAACAGATGAAGGCAAATTTGAAATTTATTTTGGCGATGGTATCGCAGGTGCAGCTTTACAAAACGGAAATATTATTATATTAGAATATGTTGTTACAAATAGAGATGAATCAAATGGAGCTTCTTTATTTTCTTTAGGAACTACAATAGGTGGGTTTTCAGATGTAACAATTACAACAAATTCTGTATCACAAGGTGGTTCTGTTGCTGAATCAAAAGAGTCAATTCGTTTTAATGCGCCACTTAATTATGCAGCTCAAAATCGTGCGGTTACAACTTCTGATTATGAAACAATTATAAGGTCGATTTATCCAAATGCTTTATCAGTTAGTGCTTGGGGAGGGGAAGATGAAGAACCTCCAATTTACGGTGTAGTAAAAATATCTATAAAACCTGCTACTGGTTCAATTTTAACAGAAACAACTAAAAATAATATTATCACTTCTTTAAAACCTTATAATGTTGCATCAGTTAGACCGCAAATTGTTGATCCTGAAATAACAAATATTCTAATAACAACTACAGCTAGATATGATCAAAAATTAACTACAAAAAATGAAGAAACTTTACAAACAAACATATTTGATGTTTTAACAGAATATAATACAAACGTTTTACAAAAATTTGATGGAATTTTTAGATTTTCTAAAGTTACTAAAATTATAGACGAAACAGATAATAGTCTTGTGTCAAACATAACTACAATTAGAATTAAAAAAACTTTTACTCCTGTTTTAAATACAACCTCAAGATATAACATTTATTTTAGAAACTCATTTTTTCATCCTAACAGCGGATATAACGAAGTAAATGGAGGAATTTTAGAATCTTCAGGATTTAAAGTATCAGGTGATACTACTTTCGTATATTACTTAGATGATGATGGAGCCGGCAACATTAGAAGATATAGATTATTAGGTTCTCAAAGAATATATGTAAATAATTCTCAAGGAGTTATCAATTATGAATTAGGACAAATTACTTTAAATTCACTTCAAATTTCAACAGTTGAAAATATTAGAGGCAATACTTCTTCAGTAATAGAATTAATAGTAAAACCTAAATCAAATGATATTGTTCCTGTAAGAAATCAAATTATAGAAATTGATTTAGAAAACTCTATCATAAATGTAGAAGCCGATACTTTTATAGGTGGTTCGTCAGATGCAGGAGTTGGTTATACAACAACATCTAGTAACTAATAGTTATGGCCATATTTAAGGACAAACTTTCAAGTCTTATAGGTTCACAGGTACCTGATTTTGTACTTGAGGATCATCCTAAATTTTTACAATTTTTAAAAACATATTACGCTTTTATGGAGGCTGCCGAATTGTCGGTAACTTCTATTCAAACAACAGATGGTATACAATTAGAAACAGAAACTCAACAATTTAATGTTTTACTTTTGGATGGTTCTAATGTAGGTTCAGAAAGAACTGTTTTAGATACTAATGATAAAATAATCTTAGAAAGTTCTACGTTTGGTAAATTTACCAGAGGAGAAATTATACAAGGCCAAACTTCAAAGGCCACTTCAACAATATTAACTGAAGATTTAGATAATGGGCGATTATTCATTTTATCACAAGATAAATTTATAAATGGAGAAACAATTTTAGGATTATCTTCAAACGCTAGTGCAATTGTAAATAATTATAGACCTAATCCTGTAAATAATATACAAGAGTTATTAAATTTTAGAGATCCTGATAAAGTAATAACTAGTTTTTTAAATAAATTTAGAAGTGAATTTTTAGCAACAATACCTGAAAATTTAGCAGAAGGGTTAAACAAAAGAAATTTAATTAAAAATATTAAATCTTTATATAAAACAAAAGGTACAAATGTAGGGCATGAAATATTTTTTAGATTATTATTTGATATTAAATCAGAAACTTTATACCCTAGTGAACAAATTTTAAGAGTATCTGACGGAATTTGGGATACAAAAAAAGTTATTAGAGCAATAACAGTTACAGGAGATACATCAAAATTAGTAGGTAGGACAATAACAGGTCAAACATCAGGAACTACTGCTATAGTAGAAAATATTTTAAAATTTCAAGTAGGTTCGGACGAAGTTACTGAATTTACAATTAATGAAAATACCTTTACAGGAAATTTCACTATTGGAGAAGAAATTAGAGGAACACAATTTGACGATTCAGATATTTTTATAAAAAGTAATATTACAGGACTTTTAACTACACCTAATATTACAAATGCTGGAAGTTTATATTTACCTAATGATGATGTAACACTTATAGGAGGTGGAACAGGAGCTTTATTACAAGTTGAAAATGTTGGTTCAGGAAAAATTACAGATTTAATAGTAGATAATGGTGGATTAAATTATAGTGAAGGAGATGTTTTAACTTTTAATAATACAGGAACAAATGGAACTTCAGCTGCAGCAATAGTTTCAATAGTTAATGGAGGATTTACATTAGAAGATAGTAATTCTTCTACAGAAGATCATATTGTTTTAGAAACGGCTACAGCAGAAGAAGGAATTTTTGTTGGAAATAAGTTTGTGCAAGAAATTGGCACAGGTGTTAGAGATATTACAGATTTTAGAATAAAAAATCCAGGTTATAATTATTTTAGTTTACCAACTGTAACTATAACTAGTAATAATGGATTAAATGCTGTCATAAGGCCTTATGGTGATGAAATAGGAAAACTATTATCTGTAAAAATATCTGAGTCTGGAAAATCTAATGAATTGGCTCCTTCTCCTACATTAAATTTGCCTGTAAATTTATTAGTAATTAATAAAAGTGGAAATTTTTTACCAAATGATACGGTAACAGCATTAAGTGATGATGGTTCTACAGTTGTAACAGCAACAGTTATATCTTTTAATTCAGTAAATAATATTTTAAAAGTAAAAAATGCAAATGGAACATTTGCTACACAGGTTAACATTACAAGTTCTTCTGGAGGTGTGGCAAAAATAACAGTATTTAATAAAGCTACAGCTACAATATCTACTAGTGCAGTTTTTGAAAATAAAGGTAATTATGTAAATCAAAAAGGACACACTTCTGAAACTACAATGAGAATACAAGATAGTAGATATTATCAGGATTTTTCATATGTATTAAAAGTCGGTCGTACTATTAATGATTGGAGAAAATCTTTTAAACAAACTGTTCATTCCGCAGGATATTTTTTTCAAGGTCAGCTAAATATTGAATTAACAGCTAATGTTCAAATAAATTCTCCTGTTGCAGGAATTATTTCAGATATTTCTGAAACGCCTATTTTCTCAATATTAAATACTCTATTTTCAACAATATTCGGTAGACGATTAGGAACTGAATCTGATGGAACTTCTTTAAGATCTCAAGCTTTAGAAGGAGTTCCTGCAGATTTAAATACATCTACAATAGAACATTTTTCTTCTAACACAAGAGATGTTACATTATATAGAGAAAATAATTATTTCTTTGTATTAAAAGAAAATGTTACTTTAAGAAATAATAGAACTAGATTTGGTAGAGCCGTATCTGGACCTACCTTGTATTATTTACAAAGATATTTATTGAATCAACAAGTTTTTTCGACTCAGGTTACTTTAGAACAGTTAGGTGATTTAAGAGTTTTTGGTACACAAAATAACAATATAGATGGTGAATTGGTGCAATTTGATGATTTTAACTACTTAATTAAAACAAATTTAGCTATACCATCTCAATTGATTATATTTGGAGAAAATACTTTTGATGAAACTGTTGCAACTTTTGACTCAAATTCAATAACTTTTGATGCAACTCCATAGTAGCTGAAGATGTTATATAAATAGTTTATAAATAAGTAAAAGGATATAAAAGTGGTTAAAAAAGTAGTAGGTTTAGGTACAGTTCCCAACGATAACACAGGTAGTAGTTTAAGAACTGGTGGAGAATTTATAAACGATAACTTTTCAGAAATTTACACAGCTTTAGGAACAGGCACAGCTTTATCAATAGACGTTTCCGGTGCAACAGCAAATCAAATTTTAAGATACAGTTCAGGAGCTGGAAAATTTGTTCCTGATAGTTTTGCGGCAACTTATAATTTATTTGTTCAAGGTAGTTCAGGTGCAGCACAAACATTAAATAGTGGTGATACTATTAATTTAGTAGGTGGTTCAGGTATTAGTACTACAACTTCTTCTTCAGATACCGTAACATTTTCAATTGATAATTCTGTTACAACAAATACAGGAACACAAACACTTACAAATAAAACATTAAATTCACCAAAAATTAATGAAAATGTTGTTTTAACTTCAACGGCTACAGAATTAAATTTATTAACAGGCGTTGCGGCACTATTAACATCTTCAAATGCCGTAACTCTTACAAATAAAACAATGAGTGGAGCTAGTAATACTTTTTCTAGTATTCCTGTTACTGCAATAGGAAATGGTATTATTTCTAATACAGAATTTGAATACTTAGACGGACTTACGGATAATATACAAGCTCAATTATATAGTTTATCAATAGCATTAGGATCATAAAATGGCAAAAAAAGTAAGGCAAATTTATTTCTTTCAACCAGGTATACCATTATCTTCTAATAGAAAACCTAACGCTTACTCATTCATAAATTCAAATTTAGAATTTATAAAAGATGAAGCAGAAGCATATGTATTTCAACAAAAAGCTGCAAACAATGCTCCTTTTATAGGATATACATATACTAGTTCTGCTTTACAAAATGATGTAGCTGCTATAGTAAACGCTGTAATTTTTGACATTAGATATGGAGGCAATTCATCTACAAGAACTCAAGCTGCTTCTTATTGGGCAGGAGCCACATCAAAAATTTCAGGAACGAGAACAGCTGAAATAGCTTATATAAATTATGTTAAAACTTTGGTTACTACATACATTATAACAAATACAAATTTTCCTTCTTTACAAAGTCCTGTTGTAACAACTCAAACTTTGTCTGGTGGCGTTACAGCTGAGGCAAGTATCGCAACTACAATTAATTCATTATTTACAATTGTAACAGATGTTATACAAAACGGTTTATCGAGTTTGCCAGATTTAGTTACAAGTTCAATTAGTTCAATAGAAGTTTTAGGTAAAGTAGGATTAGAAGATTTATTATTAATAACAAATGTTACAGACAATGTAGTAATTTATAATTTTGCTGACAATTCTAAAGGAGCAACAGTATCATTTAGTCCTAGTAATTCTATAAATTTTCCTAATGCAACAACTGTAGATAATGGTACAACAACAATATACTTAAACTATAATACAGACACTATGTCATCTTCTGACACTTTACAAATTTTTGAAGAAAGTGAACAGATTGTAAGATTAAATGATATTGCTACAGATGCAATAGAACGTATGAGAGTTGCAAGACCTCAAGCGATGATTGATGCTGACTTTGAATATGGATTACAACCTACTAAATGGCAAGCAATTGCAACACAAAGAGGATATCCATCTACTTATGAAATACCTGGTTCTGAAAAAGTAGTAACTTCTATTACTACAGACGCTTCTACAACAACTGCAGGAGTAGGTCCTTCATTATTGACAGTAACTACTCAAGGAGCTCATGGATTTACCGCTGGAGATGCCTTTGCTATAAAAGCTCTTTCTTCATCTATATCAGGATTTTCAAGAGCTGAAGGAAATTTTACAGTTCAATCAGTACCTTCAACAACAACATTTACTTATTATTCTAAAGCAAAAGTAGGAACAAGTTCTGGACAACAATGTGTTACTTCTACAACATTATTAAGAGAAGCTGATTTTTATACAGGTGCTCAAGTAGGTAATGTTAATTTTTCCGTTTTCTCTAATGGTTCTAGTGGTTCTATTACAACAATTTTAGCTGCTCCCTCAGGTTCACAAAGAGTAACATTTACAGGAACAGTTCCTCCTATAAATTCTCCAATTACATCAGCTCTTACAACTGGTTCAACAACTTTTATAACAACAGGAACTCAAATTACTTCAAATGTTGGAACAGGTGGCACAGTTGCAACTTATTACACAACAACTGATGCAAGCATTGGCGCTACTTCACTAACATTAGCAAGCGTATCAGGTTTACAAGTAGGTATGGCAATAAACCGAGGTGATGGTACTCAAGCTTTAATAACAAATATTATAGGAAATATTATTGTATTAAATACAGCTTTAACATCAACTAAACAAGGTGATGTACAAACTTATAATGATTTAGCAATTACAGAAATTGTTGGTACAGGTTCAAGTGCTACATTTAATATAGGTAAAACAGGAGGCGTTTACAGTGTATCTTCAATAACTTCTGCTGGTTCTGGTTATAATGTAGGAGACACTTTAAGAATATTAGGAGCAGATTTAGGTGGTATTACTGGAGATAATCAAAATTATGTTACACCTACATTAACTGAAATTTTACCAACAGGAACAAGTGCTACATTTAACGTAAGTAGAAGTTCAGGCATTTATACAACAGTTACTATTAACACCGCAGGTTCAGGTTATTTTACAGGAGATGCAATAGTTATACCTGGTTCTAGTTTAGGAGGAACAAGTGCTCACGATTTAATTATAGTTGTAACAGGAGTAACTAATGATACAACTGGTGGAGCAATAACATCTGTATTTTTTGAAGGAACAGCTAATGGAACAGGTTCAAGTTCAGCCGTTTCAGGAACAAATTCATTATCAGGCGCAACAGGTCTTAACTTAACAGTAAATAGAACAAATGGAGTATATTCTGTAACGTCTATAAGTTCAGGTGGAGTAGGATATGTTGTTGGTGGAAGATTTAAAATTTTAGGAACAAATTTAGACGGCACATCTCCTACTAATGATGCTGTAGTAAGAATAACATCTACAACAGGATCTTTAGATTCTGCTTTTGCAGTTTCTATTTCAGGTACTGCTGTTGTAGGTACGGATTTAATATTAAACGTTACATCAATAGGAGGTGGCGGAACATTAACAGGCGTAACAATAAAATCTGGTTCAGGTTCAGGAACAGCTAACTATACATCTGTTAATTCTTACAATATATCAGGTGGAGCTTCAGGCGCTCTTGTACATGTTACAAGAAATGCTGGTGTATATTCCCTTTCTATAGCAGCTGCAGGTACAAATTATGTTGTAGGCCAAAGATATAAAATTTTAGGAACATCTTTAGAAGGCGCTACTACAACAAATGATTTATCTTTAACTGTTGCTACTGTTAGCGGAAGTGCTAATGGCGTAGCTACTTTTACATTAAGTGGAACAGCAATTAGAGGTTCAACAACAATCATATATTCAACAATTGCATTAAGTGCTAACACCATAAATGCTTGTGTTGCAAGTAATACTATAAATTATTCTTCTATAGCAACACTTCAAGCTACTTTTGATACACCTCATGGATTTGTTCCAGGAATGACTTTTTTAGCAATTATTAATTCTGATAATGGAAATAACAATCATACATTTGCTTCAGGACCATTTTTTGTAGATAATATACCTTCAACAACAACCATAAGATATACTGCTAGAGCTCCAGGATTGATAAAAACTTTATCAAACGATTCAACTTCAAATGCTTCAAACATAACAGGTAGAATTTATGTAAGACCTGATGCTTTCTTTATACACAGACCATTTGATGGAGGTGTGCAATTAGGAACAGGCGGCCCTCAACATGGCGGTCAAGCAATAAGACAAAGTAAAAAATATATTCGTTATCAATCAGGAAAAGGAGCTATGTATAATACGGGTGCTCTTTTTGCTCCTAGTTTTAATATAAGATCAATTACAGCAACAGCAACTGCAATTGGTTCAGTTATAACAATAACTACTGATGACACAGATCACGGGTTGCAATCAGGTTCTTCTATAAAATTAACTGGTGTAACAACTGTTGGTTTTAATGGAACATATATTATTAATTCTGTTATAGATGAAAGAAATATAACCGTTTTAGCAACTGAAGTATTAGGTCATACTAATCCAGAAATAGGTGTAGATTGTAAATTGTCTTTATATTTATGGAGTGGCGCAGTTGTGAGATCAGGTCCATATGACGATCAAAACGGAATATTCTGGCAATATGATGGAAAATATATGGGTGTTGGTAGAAGAACAAGCACTTTTCAAATTGCAGGAACATCAGCTATAAATGCAAATTCAAATACTGTAACAGGAACAAATACAAGATTTCTTGATCAATTAAAAACAGGAGATAGAATAACAATAAGAGGTATGACTCATGTTGTAACAAATATTACATCACAAACTGCTATGAGCGTTTCTCCTGATTTTAGAGGTGTAAATAATGTAAGTGGTGTTTCTGTTTGTAAAATTCAAGATTTAATTATTCCTCAAACAGAATGGAATTTAGATAAGTGCGATGGAACAGGACCTAGTGGATATATTTTAGATCCTACAAAAATGCAAATGATAGGTATACAATTTAGTTGGTATGGTGCAGGTTTTATAGATTGGATGTTAAGAGGTCCTGATGGTAATTATTTATTCGTACATAGATTAAAAGGAAACAATTTAAATACTGAAGCTTACATGAGAACAGGTAATGCTCCTGTTAGATACGAAGTATTAAATGAAACTCAAAGTGGAAGATTAGATGGTGCTATAACAGATAGTCAAAACACAATTACTGTAGATGATTTATCTAATTTTCCTGATAGCGGTACATTATATATTGATAATGAAATAATTACTTACACTGGAAGGAATTTAACATCAAATACTTTTACAGGTTGTACAAGAGGCACTACATTTACAAATTTTAACGCAGGAACAAATAGAACATATTCAGCTGGTGCAGCTGCAGCACATGACGATAATAAAGGAGTTATTTTATTAACATGTACATGTAGTCCAATTATTTCACATTGGGGGTCAGCTTATCTAATAGATGGAGAATTTGATGAAGATAGAGGTTATATTTTTAACTATGCTCAAACTAACCTTACAGTAAGTGCTACAAAACAAACAGCATTCATGTTAAGATTAGCACCTAGCGTTTCAAATGCAATTGTCGGAGATTTAGGTGAAAGAGAATTATTAAACAGAGCTCAATTATTATTAGATTCGTTAGAAATAACTTCAGATACAGGAGCTACAGGAACATTAGTTATAGAAGGAATATTAAATCCTCAAAATTATCCTTTAGACCCAGGAAGTGTTTCATGGTCAAGTTTAACAGGACTTTCTCAAGGAGGTCAACCTAGTTTTGCTCAAGTGGCTGCAGGCGGAAGTATAAGTTGGAGTGCAGGAGGAGGAGCTGTTACAACTACAGCAACCACAACATCATCTATGACTGCAACGGCTACTACTTATTCGGCCTCATACAATTATGTTCCTTCAGGTAGAGGTTATACTTTAGTTGGTTCAAATATACAATATTTAACTGAAGCAAGCTTTGAAGGAAAAGGTATAATAGTAGGATGTACAATTACAACAGCAGGATTTAGTAATGCTACTGTAAATTCAATACAAGATAATGGAGCTTACTATACTATAATATTGAGTGCGGCAGCTTCAGGACCCATTTATTCAGGAACAACATTAACATTTAGTTTAGGCGGCGCTTCTGCTACAAAAACTAGTATATTATATTTTACAAAATCTACTTGGGAGGCTAGTGGTGCTGTAAATGGTTCATTAATTGATGATGTTAAATTTCCTGCAAATACAAGAGTTGCTGCAGTTTCATCATTATTAAATTTTGGATCTACAGATTATTATAAAGTAACATTTACACAAACTTCTCTTTCGTCAACTAGCGCCGGTGGAACTGTAACTTTTTCATTTACACAACCAGCTTATGCTTTACCAGGAGAAACTATTTTTTCATTTATTGCAAACGCAGGAGAAATGTCAAAAATTGATTTAAGTAAACTTAAAGAATTAACAACAACAACACTTGGTGGTAGAGGTGCTTTTCCAAATGGACCTGATGTATTAGCGATAAATATATACAAAGTATCTGGTACAGATGCCAAAGCAAATTTATTACTAAGATGGGGTGAAGCTCAAGCTTAAAAAAAGGAAATATGGCGGCAATTATAACAAACAAATTTAGAATAAGCAATAGTCAACAATTTGTAGAATCTTTTTCTGAGGCTGTTCCTAATGTTTACTATTTAACAATTGGTAAACCTTTATCGTGGGGAACATATACTAGAGGAGATTTACGTACTGATAACAGTGGTTCAGATACTTCTCCTGTATTACCAGCTGACAATGTACAAGAAGAATTATATTCTTTTGATGAATTTTTAGCAGCTAAAAAAATATCAGCAGGTGATGTTGATTTTGTAATACCTAGAAGAAACTGGACATCAGGAACAATTTACGATTATTATAGACACGATTATGGTAGCCGAATTACAGGAACAACAACAACACAAACAGCTTATTCAGGAGCATCAAATTTATTTGACTCTACTTTTTATGTAATGACATCTAATTTTAATGTATATAAATGTTTAGATAATAATAGTAATGTGCCTTCTACTGATGTTCCTACAGGAACTTTAAATACTGTTTTTTCTACTAGTGATGGATATAAGTGGAAATATATGTACACATTATCAGCAACACAACAAGCAAACTTTTTATCTACAGACTTTATGGGAGTTTCTACAAATAATACTGTATCAGGAGCTGCTACAAATGGAGCGATAAATGTTGTAAAAATAAAATCAGCTGGTACAGGATACACTATTGCAAGTTCGGCTAGTACAGGAACAATTAGTGCTATTCCTATTAGAGGAGATGGAACAGGTGGAACAATTTCAATAAGTATCGTAGGAGGTTCTATTACTTCTGTAACTGTAACTAACATAGGTTCAGGTTATACTTTTGCATATATTCGTAACGCTGATATACTTACTGGAACAAATTCAGGAAATACTGGTTCAGGTGCTGAACTAGATGCTATTATTGAACCAAAAGGCGGACATGGGTTTAATGCAATAAAAGAATTAGGTGGATTTTTTGTAATGTTAAATGTAAGTTTAGAAGGAACTGAATCTGCAAATTCTGGTGATTTTACAACTGCAAACGATTTTAGAACAATAGGAATATTAAGAGATCCTTTTTCAAACGGTTCAGCAGCTTCTGCCTCAACACTTAGAGCCACAAAAGCAATTCGTTTTGCTTCTTCTCCAGCTCCAGGAACTTTTCAAGTTGATGAAAAAATAACTCAAGCTACAACAGGAGCCGTTGGTAGAGTAATAGAATGGGATTCTGTTAATAGAATTTTACATTATGTTCAAACAAGATTTAATGATGGTGGTATTAATACAAGTGGAAATTTAGTTAGTTTTAGTGCAGGAAATGTTGTTACTGGTGCAACTTCATCAGCAACAGGAACGCCTGATTCATCTACAGCAAGTGCAACAGCAGATAGTATTGTTTTTTTAAACGGTTATGCAAATTCAGAATTGGACGCAGACATTGGTGATCTTCTATATCTTGAACATAGAGCTCCAATAACTAGAGCTTCGGATCAAACTGAAAACGTAAAATTAATTATTGAGTTTTAAAGGAGAATATGCCAAGTCAAACAGACTTTAATCTTTCGCCTTACTTTGATGATTTTGATGAAGCAAAAAAGTTTCACAGGATTCTTTTTAGACCGGGCTATGCTGTTCAAGCAAGAGAATTAACACAATTACAAACAATTTTACAAAATCAAGTAGAGAGATTTGGTAATCATATATTTAAAAATGGTTCAATGGTTGTTCCAGGTGATGTTAATGTTGATAATGAAGTTCAATTTGTAAAATTAGATGAAACATTTAATACAGTAGATGTTACAACATATTTAATAAATTTTAGAAATAAAATTGTAACAGGCGTAACTTCAGGAGTAAAAGCATTAGTTGTAGATACTTCTGAGTGTGATTGCATGGTTGAAGGAGATAGTTCAATACCATCTCTTTTTTTTAAAATTCAAGACACAGCTTCTGACGGAACAACAAAAAGATTTGTTCCTGGCGAAACCTTAACAGCGCTTGCAACTGATAATACAACAACAAATAATTTTCGTTTAACTACAAACCAAATTGGTGATATTTCAGTTAAAATAAAAAGTTTTGCTGACAATGGTGGAGCAGCAACAACTTTTACAGGCAATTCACTTACGGATGTTTTAGGATATTCTTTTGCATTTGAAGTTAAAGAAGGAGTGTATTTTATAGATGGGACTTTTGTTAAAAATGATGAACTACATTTATATATTTCAAGATTTACTACAAATGTTTCAGCTAGAGTTGGTTTTGAAATAACTGAAGAAACTATAACACCTGAAGAAGATACTTCACTAAATGATAACGCTCAAGGTTCTAGTAATTTTGCAGCTCCTGGTGCTCATAGGTTAAAAATTGTACTTTCTTTAAAAAGATTGCCTATAGAAAGTGAAGATGAAATAAGATTTGTTGAATTATTAAGAGTTAAAAATGGTTTTGTTCAACAAATTATTAAAAATACTCAATATGCTGAAATAGAAAAAACTTTTGCTCGTAGAACTTTTGATGAATCAGGAAATTATGAAGTAAGTAAATTTAAAATGTCTGTTCGAGATCATTTAAACGATGGAACAAATAATGGTGTCTTTTCAGCTGCGCCAGCTATACCTGAAACAGGCACAACATATGGTAGTGAAGATAAAGTTGCTGTTGCAATAGAACCTGGAAAAGCATATGTTGAAGGTTATGAAATTGAAAGAATACAAACTCAATTTGTAAGTTTAGATAGAGCTAGGCCTATTAATGGTGTGGAAAATGGACATATTGCCAGATTAGACGATCAGCCCATAGGTACTCCTGTAGGAAATTATATTTTAATTAATACTGTAAGAGGAGTTCCTCAAATAAGTAATTTCAGTACAATATATTTGTGGGACGGAAGGCAAACACATGCAAGTATACCTACTGTAGGTTCAACAACAAATTCAGGTAAAACAAATTTAATAGGAACAGCTAGAGTTCGTTCTTTTGAATTACATAGTAATTCTTATAATTCTTCTTCATTATATAAATTAAGTTTATTTGACATAAAAATGGAAAGTGGATTTAGTTTTGAGAGAGATGTAAAATGGCTAACAGATGTAGGCAGAACTAATGCAATAAATTTTTTTGCATATACGGAACAGGCTACTGATTATGTAACTGTAACTGGTTCTGCTAATGGAACTATTACTAGTACTAATGATCCTATTATTGGTACAGGTACTAGATTTTTAGATGATTTTAAAATAGGTGATGTTGTAGTATTGAATGATAATTTTGTAGGATTCGTTTCATCAATAGTATCCGCTAACTTATTATTACTTGACCGCCCACTAACAGCGGCGTTAATCACATCTACAGGAACATTAACTTTAGGAAGAGGTAATGCAAAGATTTACGATTCAGAATTTGACTCGTTATTATATAAAACAGGTAAAGACGTAACAAAAACATTAAGAGGTTTTGATTCTGCATCAGGACAAGATATATTAAAATCAAGCACGCAAGAAGTTCGTAGAGTTATAACAGAAACAGCAAATGTTTCAGGTATTTTTCAAACGACTTTAGCTAATGCTAATGAATTTTTTTTATCAGACCAGAATATTGAAAATTATACTTTATTTGATAATACTACAAAACAAATAGTAAATTTAACTTCTGCAACAATAACATTCGATAATGATTCGAATCGTAAAGTTGTTTCAATAAGTGGTCTAACACCATCACGTAGTTATACTTTAATTACTACAATATTTCAAACAGGAACTGTTGCTTCTGAAAGAACAAAAACTTTGACTAATTCAGGAAATCAAGATATTGTAGGAGCTAAAAATGTTACAGCAAAAAACATAGAACTTCCTCATGCAGATGTTTATGAAATTGTATCAGTATCTATGCGACCAGGATTTTTTGATTCTTATTCTACTTCAGGAGCCGTAGATATTACAGACAGATTTACCTTAGATGATGGGCAAAGAACAACGCATTATCAAAAGGCCAATCTAGTATTAAAAGAAGGTGCAGGTGTGCCTACTGGAGCTTTAAGAGTAAATTACAAATATTTTGCATATAGTGGTTCTGGAAATTATTTTTCTGTTGATAGTTATTCAACATTAGGTTATAAAAATATTCCAAAGTTTAAAACTAGAAATAATGACAATACAACACAAGAAGTTTATTTACACGATTGTATTGATTATAGACCTGTAATTTCAGGTTTAAATTCTTTTACACCTGAAATTCCTAAAATAGGGTCTGATTTTGAAACAAGTATTTCAAATTATTTGCCAAGATTTGATAAAATATTTTTGGATAGTGTTGGTAATTTAAATGTAATTCAAGGTTCTCCTTCTACAAATCCTACACAACCTGAAGATCCTAAAGAAGGAATGGTATTATCAACAGTATTTTTACCTGCATACACAAAAAATGCTTCTGATGTTACAATTTTTCAAAAAGATAACAGAAGATATACAATGAAAGATATTGGATTTTTAGAAAAAAGAATATCTAATTTAGAATATTATACAACATTAAGTATTTTAGAAAAACAAACAGAATCTTTGTCTATAAAAGATGAAATAACTGGACTAGACAAATTTAAAAATGGATTTATAGTAGATCAGTTTACGGGTCATAGTGTTGGAAACGTCAATCATCCTGATTATAGAATATCAATTGATTCTATAACAAGACAGTTAAGACCAATGCACTATACAGATTCTTTAATAGTAGTTGAAAATTTAACTTCAGGTTTACAACGTACAGATAGAGATTATCAAAAAACAGGAGATTTAATTACTTTACCATATACAGAAGAAACATTTATATTTAATCCTAATGCTTCAAGGTCAATAGACGTAAACCCATATAAAACCGGAGCATTCAATGGTGAGGTTACACTTATACCAGAAGTAGATACATGGAAAGACACAGATAGAAGGCCAGACTTAATAGTTAATGATGATAATAATTATGATGCTATAAGATTTATTGGAGAAAGAATAGGAATTACAGGAACTCAATGGGGAGAATGGTCTACTAACTGGACAGGTTCTACGTCTATTGTTAATAATTATCAAACAAATACCGGTGCTGGTATAGGAACATTTCAAGATACAATTACAACTGATGTAGGAACAAATACAAGAGAGGGTATACAGACTTCAGCAGTTAGTACTGTTAACTCTACAAATTATGGTGACCGTATAGTAGATGTATCTTATATACCTTACATGAGATCTATACCTATTACATTTTTTGCTGAAAATTTAAAACCTGATACAAAATTTTATCCTTTTTTTGATGGACAATCAGTTAGTTCTACAACAAAACCTGGAGACGAATTTAATGTAACAAAAGTTGTGGGTTCAGCAAATTTAAATTTTGATTTAGATACTGCAAACAATAGTGCATTATCTACTGATCCTGCTAGATCTTATAATGGTATTTTTCAACCATCGTTTTCTATTGGAGATGTATTAAGAGGTGAATCTCATACTGCTGTTACTGTTACTGCTATTAGTAACATTTCAGGAACGGCTGCTACAAGTTTTACTTTAACAGTTTCAAGTGCTACAGGATTAAAACCAGGTCATTGGGTTTATCTATACAATTTTGATAAAACACGAGTTAATCCTTCTGTTGTTTCAAATTTAACGGTAAACAATATAACAACCACTATAACAACTTTTGGTAGTAACCATTCAAAACAATTACAACAAGAAGTATTTAAAATTTCAGCAATTAATGGCAATGTACTTACGTTAGTAAGAACTGGAGGCGGTCCTGAATTTAATACTTTGGAATCTAGCAACTTAATACAACCATTTGATTCTTATAGCACAGCCGCATATCCCGCTAATGATGGAGGTAAATTAGTTAAGTTGCAAGGTAGTGGTGTAGTTACTAAATCAGGAGACATTGTAAGTAATAATGTTAATATAGTTTTGTCAAATATAAAAAATGGTTTTGGAGTAGGTGAAGTTTTAACAGGAACTATCTCTACAGGCACAGGTTCAGTTAATAATGTGACGATAAGTTCGATTAATGGAAGTTCTAGTACGGCTTCCGCTCCTACAATGAAAAGTTATGGAGGCCAATTAAGAACAGATGATAATGGCACTCTTACAGGAACTTTTGTTGTGCCGATTAATACTTTTAGAACAGGCGATAAAATATTTAAATTATCAGACAATATATCAAATAGTGATTTTGATTTTGACAGTACAGGAATAGCAACCTTTAGTGCTACAGGACTTACACTTGCAAAAGAAGCTACTGTAACAACAAGTAGAAATATTAGATACCAAACTGATAGAGTTTTTCAATCAAATCCTGCAAGACGTGTAACGACAACATCAAGGTTAACATCATTTGTTCCTTTCCGTAGACATGATCCACTAGCTCAAACATTTGTTGTAAGTTCTAAAGGAGGAGCTTTTGTAACAGGAGTAGATTTATATTTTGAAGAAGTTGGTGATAGACCGGTATTTGTACAATTAGTAACAACAAATAATGGAATACCTAGCACAAAAGTATTACCTTTTACAACAGTTGTTAAAACAGCATCTCAAATAAATGTTTCTTCAGACGGCAGTACAGCAACAAGATTTGACTTTACTTCACCTGTTTATTTAAATAATAATGAAACATATGCCATACTCGTAAAAACGGATGAACCAGGAACAACTTTATTTATTTCAGAATTAGGAGAAACTGATTTGATTACAAGTAACGTTATATCTCAACAACCGTTAATTGGAACTTTATATATGAGTCAAAATACTCAGGAATATGTTGCTAATCCAAAATTTGATTTAAAATTTAAATTAATCAAAGCAACATTTGATACTTCTGTTGTAGCTGATGTTCCTTTAAAATCTTTACCTCCATTAACCTTTGTTTTGGAAGAAAATCCTTTTGAATTTACGCCTAATTCATTAAAAGTTCGTGTAAAAGCTAGAAATCATGGTTTTAGTTCAGGTAATATCGTAGTAATATCTAACGTAACAAAAGGTGTTTATGGTGGAAATGGTACCAATGGTGCTAACGAAAGACTATTAAATGGTTCTCATACTATATTATCGTATGGTTTAACAAAAGATTCTTTTTTAATAGAATTGCAAAATGATGATGGAGCCGGCAATACTTTATTAGTAGGAACAACTGCTAATTTTATAAAAGGTTTTTACGGTGGTACAGGAATTATATGTACAAGACAATTGAGTATGGACACCATGTATTACAAATCAAATGATTTATTTTTTACCGACACAAGTATAAAATATTACGTAATTGCTCAAAATTCTGCAGGAGATTCTACAGAAGAATTGCCTTTTGTGACAAATCAAGATTATAATTTTGATGAAAGAAAAATAATTAAAAGTTTTGAAAATGAAACTTTAATAACCGCTGATCCTTTGGTAAAATCTCCTACATTAACATTTAATATTGAAATGAGTTCATCAAACGAAAATCTTTCGCCTGTTATAGATTTGCAACAATTATCTGTTTATGCTATATCAAATTTAGTTGACAATAAAACATCATCAAATTTAAATGTTGATATAGTAGACGAAAGAGCCTTAATTGAAGATGGTAGTGTTTTAGATACTGATACTTATATAACTGGCACAGGAACTATTACAACAACAACTTCAAGCTCTACTATCACAGGAACTTCTACTTTGTTTCAAACTGAAGTAAGAGTTGGTGATACAATTCGAGTAGGAAACACTGCAATAGGTGTAGTAACTGCTATTGCAGGAAATACATCATTAACAATTTCTGCAAATGCTCTTGCAACAAACGTATCTGGTGTTGCTTATAAAATTGTAGGAAGAAGTGTTATAGAAATAGATGAAGATGCTGATGGAAATGGAACATTAACTACATGGATTGATGCAGCTGATAATATATTAGCAAATGCACAAATAGGTGCTAAATTAAAAATAGAAGGTGTATTATCTTCAAAAATAGATGGTACTTATACTATTAAAAATGTAATTGAAGAAGCAAACATTGATCGATTTGCAGGTTCAGCTGACGGAAATAAAGTAACTATTACTTTAGATGGTACTTTTACAAGTTTACCAACAACAAATACAATATACTTAGATGTTGTAAATGATTGGTATGAATTTAATTTAAATGGTACACATGTTTCTAATGTTGCTAGTGCTACAATTACAAGTACTGCTGATAATACATCAAGAATAAATGCTGGCGACGTTATTGTAAGCACGACAATTTATCAGGTTGTAAATCCTGATGGTGGTTCAGAACAAAGATTAGAGAAAAAAGTCTTAGGAACCGTTTCTTCAGTAACTTCTAATAGTATTGTTTTAACCGGCGTTCCTACAATTGGAGATGGTTCAACACAACAAGTTTTGGCTGTTAGAAAAACAGGATTAAATTGGGCAATTAAACAATATGATAGTTTTGTTGATGATTTTGCTCCAACAGGAAGCACAAATTTAGCTAACTATATTACAAGAACTTTATCTTTAACAGAGCCCGCTAATAATATTAGAATATTATTTGATGCTAATATTCCACAATTTACAGATTTAAAAGTTTATTATAGAACTTTCAATGATATTAATACCAACTTATCTAAGTTACGTTGGTCTGAAACAGATTTTACTGTAAGTAGAAAAGATTCATTAGATATTTTTAGTGAAAGAGAAATAGAAATTAACAATATTACTGAGTTTAAAAATTTAGCAGTTAAGATTGTTTTTAAATCAACAAATAATGCTTATGTTCCTAAAGTTAAAGCTTTAAGAGTCATAGCTTTTAGTTAAAATGAGTTTAGTAAAAATTAAAGAATATCCTGATTTTAAAAAAGATTTATATTCTAAAGGAGTTATCAATACTAATAAAAAAGATTATGAGGGCTACAAAAAAAGAAAAGAAATTTTAATGAATAGAGAAAAAGAAATAGATCAAATTAGAGATACTGTAAAAGAAATAAATATTTTAAAACAAGAATTGTACGAAATTAAAAAGTTAATCTTAGAGGTGTTAAAAAAATAATATGGCATTAAGAAACGTAGCAACTTCAGATACTATAAACACATTCAGAACAACATTTAATTCTTTAGGAACAGATGTTGGTGATTTAGCAACATTAAATACTGTTGCTAAAAGTAGTATTGTTGCAGCTATAAATGAAGCCGTAGCTTCACCTGTAACTTTTACAATAAAAGACGGAGCTTTAAATACTTCTATTATAAATTCTAATGATGTAATAAATTTTATAGGAAGTACAGGAATAACAGCAACAGTTTCTACTGATACAGTAACGATTTTAGCAGATTTAGCAGATATTTGTACAGGAATATCTAATGCTACAACAGACACAGATAAATTTTTAGTGGCTGATGGAACTACATTAAAATACAGAACAGGAACAGAATTGCGTTCAGATATTGCTGCCGTTGCAACAGTATCTTTTAATGTAAGAAGTTATACGGGAAATGCTAGCACTACTTCTTTTGCGATAACATCAGGACAAACAACAGCATCTGTAATAGTTACAGAAAACGGCGTAGTACAAAGACCGACTGTTGATTATTCTATTGTAGGAGGAAATTGTATTTTTGTATCGGCTCCTGAAAGTGGAGTCGCAATAAATATTAGAGAGTTGATAGTAACTTAAAAATTTTATTATATAAATATAGTAATAAATAGAGGTAAAATGACAACAAGAATAACTAGCAGTAATATTCAGGACACTACAGTTGACACAGCTGATTTAGCTAATAGTGCTGTAACAAATGCAAAGTTGGGTTCAGCTTCTGTAACGCAAAATAAATTAAGTACACCTGTGACACTTAACATTATTGCTTCTGATGGAACAACGATATTAAAAACACTCGTGGGACCCGGAACTTAATAGTATATAAATATAATGAAAGAATTATGGAGATTTTAGTATGGCAATAAGAGAACCGGTTTATTATGATGCTGGAACAGGATCTATAAGAAAATTAAGTTCAGGACAAATAGATCAAATTATATCTGAGTGTGTATATCAATATTCACTAAGTCCATCAGTAACATTATCAGTTGCCGACTCAACAGGCACACCCCTAGCCGCCATGACGGATAGTAGGTATATTGCTGGTGCATCTTCTACTAGTACTACTGCATTTCCAACAGAAGCAACCACAGCAGAACCTTCTATTATTAGTCCAACTTTTCAAAGAATAAATCAACAAGTAGCAACAGTAACGCCTGTAACAAGTACAACAACATTATGGCCTGCTTATTTTACATCAGGACAAAATTTACAAGCTATGACATTACAAGATGTAAAAGATACTTTTTTACATCCTGCTATAGATTTACTCACATCAGCTAGCACATCATCTACTAATCAAGGTGGTACATATACAATTTCATCTTCGGATTCTTTGGCAGATCATACACTTGTTTCTGCTACACCGGTTTTTCAAGATACTAGAGCTGATATATTCGGTTTTGAATCTGTAACATATTCTGGTATAGTTCAAAATTCTACTAGTGGAAGTGGCAGTGGTGCTACATTTACTATACGAAGAAATGTTTTTACAGGAGTATATGATATTGTAAAAACTGCAAATGGTACAAGTTATGCTCAAACGAATACTTTAACTATTAATGGCAGCCAATTAGGTGGAACGGATGGCACTCACAATATAATCATAACAGTTTTAACTACAGCGGCTGGAGGAGGTGTAGATACTTTTACAAGCTCAGGAGCTGGAGTTACAGGTAGCCTTATTAGTATACCTGAACCTGTAGATCAACCTCTTGTAATTAATTCTTATTATTTACATAGAAGAAATGGTGCCGGTTCAAATTCATACACAGCTCCTGTATTTTTAAAGGCCAATGGTGATGTGCAAGTTTATAGTACAGCAAATTTTTCTAGTTATATTTCTGATTGGATTAGATATACGGCTGCTTCATCCACAGAAGGTTATAAAATTACTTATAATATAAATGGTTCAGGAAATAATAGAGGCACTAGTATGGTAAATACTAGATTTGATGACTCAACAGGAGGAAACTATAGGACTTTCCAAGCTGCTGGATTTGATGACTACAGAGCACAAGAAATTCCTAATTCAACAGCAATTTTCGTAGCCAATACATATAATTTAAAAATATTGAAATCGTAATTAATATAATATAAGGAGTTGAAATGCCGGCGTTTAGTAATAAAATTGAAGAAGTTTGTTTTTTGAATACCGAAAAAAGTATTGTTGAAATATTATATAAAGAAAATAATAAAGTAGTTAGTTATCATTTACCAGTAGACTTTAATAATCAAGAATTTCAAAAATTAATTTCGGAATATAGTTTAGAAAAAATAGAATTATCTACAAAAAATAAATACAAGTCTTATAGAAAGATAATAGAAAATCATTTAAAAAAAACAAGTGAAAATTTTGAAAAAAATTCACAAAACGATAACAACGCATTTTTTGAAAAATTAGAAAAATTTATATTTAATTTTGATGAAAATTTAGATGATGAAATGCTTTTTAAATTAAAATTAAAAATGTTTGAAACTGATAAACTTAAAAATTGTAAAGAACAAGATAAAAAATCAAAAATAAGATTAGCTAAGACTCCTTTAGAGTTATTTCAAGAATACAATAGCCTGTAATTTTTAAATGAAAAAACCTACGGTTTATTGCCTTAAATGGGGTATCAAATATAATAGAAAATTTGTAGAAGATTTAAAATCATCACTAGAAAAGTATTTAACTGTTGATTATGATTTTAAATGTTATACAGATAAACCTGAAACTGATTATGATATACCTGTTAAATATGATTATTTGAAAGGCGTATGGCATAAAATTGCTTTATTAGAATTTACAGGACCTTCTTTATATTTTGATTTGGATGTAAAAATTGTTGATAATATAAATTTTTTAATAGATGATTTTAAAGATTTTACTGTAGTTAATTCTCAGCCATGGAAAAAAACGCCTAGCAATTATAATTTTGATTTTAAATTTAAGTTATTCAAAAATACGCTTATAAACACTTCTATTATGCGTTGGTCAAACAGTGCGGATATATGTAATTATTTTTTATCCAATAGAGATAAGTTTATACAAGATTATAAAGCAACCGATAGATTTATATACAATGAAAAATTGTCATATAAATATTTTATAACGGACAAGATTTCTAGTTGGAAAGAAAATAAAGAAAATACAATTGTTTTGTATAATGGATTTTACAAATGAAAGATTATTATAAAATAGCAAGAGATATAATAGAAAATCATAAACTATACTATCTTAAATTAAATATTACTTTACCTAAAGAATCTTTAGAAGAAGTAACGGCTGTTTATAATCAAAAATTTTTTGTAAAACATAGAGGCGCTATTCATAAGGGCTGGTTATCGGCCGCACTACATTCGATTGATGGAGATTTTTGGAAAACAATGAGTGGTAAAAAATATGGTTATAAAAGTGATTCTGATGAATCTATAAAATGGAATTGGACTGATGTTTGTGATTATGCTCCAAAAACAACTGAGTTTTTTAAAAAAGAATTTCC